ATCTATCGCATTCGGATTTAATGATAATGTTTCCCAATTAATTTTTCTTTTATCTATCCAATTTAATAACACCATTCTCTTTGGCAAGATATCTTTATATTTCTTTACTACCTTCAACAATATTTCTTCAGGTAAGTCTTTCAATACTGTTTTATTCTTTATCTTTTTAATTTCTTTTTGTATACTCTCTGGTGATTTCTCAGGATTCTCTAAAAATGTATTGATGTATTTACAGAACTTTTTTAGTTCTTTCGGTTCCTCTTTTAGTGTTTTACATACTATACTGAATGTTATCTTATCTACACATATTCTCTTTATCTCCTCTACCGTAAAGTTCAGAATCTTTATCCTCTTTATTGTTTCTACTGTCGGCACTGATCTTGATTCTGACCTTTCTTTCATTATCATACGTCTCACTGTCTCATATTTCGCTTTCGCTTTTGTTTTTTTTCTGGGATCCATCTTATTTTTATACTACCATTATTTTATTGAGTTTTACTTTCTTTTTACTATTTCTTTTTTTATCTTTAGATGTGAGTAGCATTTTGATTTATTTGACTAGAAATAGAATTTTTTGAAAAAAATGATACAATCTTTATTTTCACAGACAATATTAGTCTCTATGGTTTCCCATATCATACACCTGTCAGATATTCATCTACGTAATGGTCTTGATCGTAATGAAATACGGTATGATACTTATATTCAAGTGATTGATAATCTTACTAGAACTATCACTGATAATAATTATCCTCATCCAGTCTTTGTAATAACAGGTGATATATTCCATAACAAAAGCAAAGCACACGCACTAACTCTTGATCTATTCAAGTATCTTATCAAGAATTTGACTTCTTTCGGCGAAGTAATCCTTATTGAAGGTAATCACGATATCCGTTTTGATCAACCCACTGATCCATCTCTTGTTGATCCATTCACAGGTTATCATAATGTTCATCTTCTCAAAACTGGAACAGTTGTTATTGGTAGGATCGGTTTCACATCTGTTAATGTTCTTGATACTATCAAGAAAGATGGAACATATGATATCGTTCCTTCAGATCAACTACCATCATTCCCTAAGAACTTCAACAGAGATATTGATAAAATGATCGCATTGTTTCACGGTTCTTTTAGGGGTGTTAATATGACAAGAGATGTGAGAGTTCCAGATGAACCGAGATATTATCCACTTGATTGGATTGTAGGATTTGATTATGTAATGTTAGGTGATATCCATCTTCAACAAAAGTTTGTGTATAAAGAAACACCAGTCGCTTACGCAGGATCTCTTATTCAACAAAATTATGGTGAGCAAATTATTAAACACGGTTATGGATGCCTAGATCTTAGTGATATGAAATACACTTTCGTTAAGATCTATAATCCTAACGGTTTCTTAAATCTATCTAATATTGATGGTGTATGGTCAGTAGGTATGAATGGTAATAAAGACTATAAACCACTTGAAGATATTATCACACAAACTTTGTTTCCAAAGGAACCATATATTAGATTACATAACAATACAAATGATATTCATACTCTTATCAATCTGTTGAATGAGAACAATGTTATTGTAAATGTTGAAAAACTTATCACTGAACATCCACAGACAAATAATACACACAATACAAACCATATATCAAATTTCGTGTCTATTAATGATCATTTAGCATTTCGTGATATTGATATCTTGAAAAAACACTTTAAAGATGATCAGAAAGCACTTGATCTTATCAATGATATGAATAAGTTTTCTATCAAAAAAATAGATAATATACCGTCTTTGAATAACTTGATACACACACAGAACAAACTTATTGATAAAGAATTGTCTTCATTGAATAATACTATTGAAAAGTCATATAATAATGGAAATACCTTCAAACTACTCCATTTAAAATGGTCTTGGATATTGTGTTTTGGAGATAACAATAATTATGATTTTGAGAAAGCATTAGGTAATGTAGCTATTGTTAATGGTAAGAATGGAACAGGGAAGACAGCTTTCTTTGATGTTATCTGTATTGCTCTATTTGGTGATCCTATCCCATCTAGACACAAACAAAAAGCAGGTCAAGATCATTATATTGTAAATACAAATAAACCTACATCTACGTCTTGTAATACTCAATTGATATTTATTGTCCATGATAAGAAATATTTATTGAATAGAAACTTACAACATTGTAAAACTAAAGATGTAGTAAGTATTAGGCAAAAGGTTTCACTTACAGATATCACAAACCCAGATGAACACACAAAGATTGCTACTGGTATGAAAGAACTGGACGTATGGTTGTCTAATAATATCGGTAGCCTCAATGATTTCATTGAGCAATCTATGATCACGCAAAACCTTGATAAGAATATCCTTGATATGTCTAGCAAAGACACAAAGGCACATATTGAAAATATCATCAATATCAATACTATCAAGAATATGATAGAACTTTGTAATCGTTCTAGTTTAGGGCACAAGCAAGTGAACGATAATGTCTTATCTATTAAGAGTGATCGGTATATCAAGCGCGATGAATTACTGAAACTTAATAATAGTTCTTCTGATGCTTACACTGAACTATTGAAAACACATAAAGATGAGCTAGCTTCTATGAAGAAGAAGGTTAGTGATATATCTATTGATCACAACAAATATCCTAAGAAGGAACTGGAAAGAAGTAAAAATGATCTTTATTCGATATGTTACAACTTAAAAAGTTCTCTTGATTTACACGATTATGTCGATATGGAAAGTGTAACGAAACAAAAGAACGTATCAGAGCATAACCTAATGGATACAAGATCACTTACTATTGCGGATATCAATAAGTATGCGAAGTCATTCAATCCAGATATTCCTTCTATGGAACAGATAGACAAACCTTCGTTTGATATTAAATATATCAATGATCTTAAAAAGTCTATCAAGGGGTTTAAAGAACCTAAGGTTATTCCAGATATGAAACTTACAGAGTGCCAGGAACAACTAGAAAAACTTCAAAAAATGTATAGTGATCATCTTGAAGAAAAACCTAATATAGTGTATGACAGAAATTATGGGAAAAATCCAGAAGCAGCTTTGAACAAAATCAAATATGAGTTCGGTAGCTATGAAGAATGTCATAGGTTGAGTATGTTGTATAAAGGTGATCAATGGACCCATAATGGTTATAAGTATGATATTAATGCTGGTAATGATCACAAAAAGGATACTTCTAAGATTAAAGAAGATCGCATCTTAGAGTATGAAAAGATTGTTGAAAATTTTGAAAAGTATATTCAAGAAAAGAAACAATCTATTGATGATCAACAACAAGACATTAATCAATATACACAGAAACTTCTTCAATTAGATGTTGTATCTAAACCATCTATCTCTTATGATGAAGCTAATAGTTTTCTAGATGAACTTGATAAGAACCAGAAGTATTACGATAAAAACACAGATAAATATCAACAAATACAAGATGTTTTTGAAGAATATGATGCGATCGAAAAGGTTATCGTTCGATTGAAAGATGATATTGATAGGTTTAAAAATATTGAGTATAACCCAAATTGTGAGGTATGTATGAAACAAGATCACGTAGTTCAACTCAATAAATGGAAAGTTGAACTTGTTGATAATCAAAACAAACAGAAAGAAGTAAAAGGTAAGCTCGGTAAGCGTAATATGGATAATCTTAGAGTGAAGCTACAAGAGTTTGTTTTGTTTAAGAATGATTTTGATGTAATGATCACTAAGAAAGATGAATATAACAAAATCATAGAAACGTGGAGTAAGTATAATGACTTTAAGCTTCAATATGATTTAAACAAGGCGAATATTGATAGTTCTACTGAGAGTATGAATGTATCTAAGAACGAACTCACTGATCTAGTATCTCAATCAAATGATCATAAGAAATATCTCAATAGTATGAAAGGTTGTATCAAAGATGCTTATGATCAAATAGCATCACTTAAAATTATACAAAACAACTCTGTTCTATTTGATTTTGAGGAGAAGGCAGCTAATATTAAGAAAGATACTCAATCTATCAAAAACAATCTTGATCTAGCAAAACAATATGACAAATGGATCAATGAAATTCAACCTGTTATTCACGATATTAAAGATAAGGAAGAACAATTAAAGAGGTGGAAGGTATGGGATGAATGGTTGATAACAAAAGATTGTTATGATTACAAAAATATCTGTGATAAGCTAAACAATCTAACTGATCTTAGGATGTATCAAGAAATTGTAGATACAGTGTATGATCAGTATCAGGAGAAGAAAACTCTTGATTTGAGTATTGAAAAGATAGAAAGTGAAATCCTAGATTTAGAAAAGAAAATATATGATACAGAAAAGAATAAACAAAACCTTATTGATCTGGAAAAAGAAATTGAAGCTATCAATGAAACAGAGAAATACCTTACTGATCATATTGGTTTCCTTGATTATCTAAAAGATGAGATTAAGGAAATTAAAGATAAGGTTTATCAACAAAATATCCTTCCAGCTATTTGTAATAATGTCAATAGGATTGTTCTAGAAGCTGTCAGTGATCACCTTAAATATCTTAAATTGATTGCTGAGATACAAGGTGATAATATTAAATGGTATGTATCTAATCTCAATGGTGATAAAATACCTATTAATAAAGCTTCCGGTTTTCAACGGTTCATTATAGGATTAGCTCTAAGACTATCTATACCTTATCTTACATCTGCTAGCCATAAGTGCCGTCAATTGTTCATAGACGAAGGTTTTGTAAATAGCGATAATGATAACTTATCAAAGGTCCCTCAGTTCTTACAAAGATTGCTATTAAGATATGAGGGTGTATTATTAGTAAGCCATCTTGATATTATTAAAGAAGCTTGTGATGTAACGATTAATATTCGTCGCGAAAATGTAGAGTATAATGATAATAAGTTTGCTGTCTCCAAAATTGATTATTGAATATGATAGGATATGATATTTGATATTATGTATGATATGATATATAATATGTAAAAGATCAATAGGTTCTTCTATTGATCTTTTACTCCTATATTGTATATTTAGTAATGATCACGTCTTGCGTAATCTCTTAGTTTCTCTGTTTATTTCTTCAATGTCTTCTTCTTTTATCTCCTTTATTTGTTTTCCATTACGGAACATTGTATTAGATAGAACATTATTATACGAATTATACAATGTTCCTTTTCCGTGATATACACCTTTCATAAATTCACCCTCATATCTTTTTTTACCGTTTTTATATTGAATACCATTACCATGATATATCCCTTCTTCAAAATCACCTTCATATAATAACATTCCATTAAAATCATATTGTTTTCCTTTACCACTATATTTATCATCTTTGTAATACCCTTCATAATGTTTTCTACAATTAATCCTATTTATTTCAACCCCATAACCACACTTCATATCTTGATCAAAATGTCCCATAAATATATTGCTATTTTTGAACCAAACTCCATAACCATCTTTCTTTCCATTCACAAACTCACCACAATATTTTACTTGATTGTTTTTACTTGTTGATATAGATACTCCTATACCATTAGGTGTTTCATTATCTTCTTTACTCTTTTGTCCATAATATGTTGTATTATTGTAAATACTATGAAAATCTACCATAAAATACTTATGAAAATAATGAAAGTTTATTAATATATTAAATCGTTTCTCAGTTAATTGTCCATTGTTAAACATTTCTTTTTGCTTAGCTAACCATCTTCCTATAGGTTCATTACACGCTGAGATATGATCATCAGGAATTAACCTACCTAGAATAATTGATTCATTATACATCGTCATGAACTGTTTATTCCATATCTGATCTACACTCATCGCATAGGTGTCAAAAGAAATATTTGACATATTGTTTGAAATGTTTTCATGATGGCTCTCATCATCTCTAATAGAAATCTTAGTTATTTTCTTATTATAATTATAACATTCATATAACTCTTTGAGATTATAGAGTGTCTCCGGCATATCATTTTGTTCATCACACCATAGAAATACAGATGCTACTTTATCCGGATTATCTTCGTCAATACGGACTGATCTAAATATCCTTTGAACGGTTCTAAAGTCAGAATGTGGAATGATATTTGTGATGAATACACTATCGCATTTTGGAATATCTATACATTCATCTAAAATACGAACGTTTAACAAAATACTAATGTCTTGTGTGTTATTTTGGAAGACGGATAATTGATCCATACGATCTTTGTATTTTATTTCAGCGTGAATAATACCTATCCAGTAGTTATTCCAATACTTATGCAATTCACCTATATTTTCATTGTCTCCTGCAAGATACTGTTCATACTTATTACATTGATCAATATTTTGTAGATATACTATCATCTTCTTACACTTACTCTTTTTTATCCCGTTGATCATATACTGGACTTTACTCTTCATATCAGCAAACGACATATCTTCAGGATTACCTGTGTTATTTTCGGTATATTGTGGAATATACAAGTTAAAATCACATATATATTTCTGTCTAATAGCATTTTTTATAGAAATTGTTTTTCTATTCTCTCTTTGTGATGATATTCTTCTAACAAGAGGTGAAGGAGTAGCTGTGGATAATAATACTTTCTTAAATCTATGAAAGTACATTATATCTTCAATATCAACTCCATCGTTTTTTTCACACATATTATGTGCTTCATCAAAAATCATTAAGACATTACCTAATATTTCATCAGGTATTTCACCTAGATTGATTGTACTTTTTGTTTCATCTTTACTTAGATTATTTGATCTGTAATTTCTAACAGCAGAATAAGTAATCCCAACAATACATTTATTGTTTTCCTCAAAGAAGCCAGATAGTTGTTTTGTATCTAAAACAGGATATTCATTTTTATTGTCGCTATCATATTCGATGTATTTGTCATACAAATAATCATTATTTGTCATAAATTTTTTTATTCTTTTTATATTTTGATTGACATGGGCTTTAAGAGGAGATATTACAAGTATCTTATTATACAATGCGGCAAAATGACAGAATATAACTCCTTTTCCACAACCACAAGGTATATCTAATAATGATATCTTTTCATAGTTATGTTCTACAATATCATTGTATATTTCCTTTTGCCAGTCATGTAGAGGTAGATAAGACATACTAGGCTTAGTTATTTGTTAGGAAAGACCTTTCATTTTTTCTAAAAAATGAAATATGATCTAGAAAAGGTTATATATCACTCATAACATCCAAAATATGGTAATATGTATTCATCCACGTTGTAAGACCAAATCAATCGCTACTTATGGTTTCAAGAGACAAAAACCTATCTATTGTAAAGATTGTAGAGAAACTGATATGGTATTGAGACCTTTGAAATATTGTGATCACGGAAAATTTAAATATCTTTGTATAGATTGCGGTGGATCTTCCATCTGCGAGCATGACCGAAGGAGAAACCGGTGCAAGGAGTGTGGGGGATCTTCAATCTGCGAACATGGCCGAGAGAAAAGCCAGTGCAAGCAGTGTGGTGCAGCTTCATTCTGCGAGCATGGCCGACGGAAAAGCGTGTGCAAGGAGTGCGCGGGAGGTGCAATCTGCGAGCATGGCCGAGTGAAAAGCTATTGCAAGGAGTGCTGTGGAGGATC